GTAAACGCTGAGAATGTTCTTAGATTGGGCTTCTTTTTGAGAGTCTATGAGCCCCTCAATCTCAATAAAGGTTTCTGCCTTTCTTTTTTCGTAAACAGCCCTCTCTGAGGCAACCCTCCCCTCCAGAACCTTGTTGCGGAAATCACTATATATTTTGTCGTCCGTTAGGTTCTTGCCGACTTTCTCAAAGTCTTCTTCACTAATCTGAAGGCCAAGCCTGCGAGCGGATTCTTTGTACTGAGCGAACTCAGTAAACCTGTCAGCAGCCAAGGCGTTATCCTTAACCTTCTGGCCTGATATCTCCTCTATCCTTTTGTTAACCCCAAATGTCCCGCCTTCGTTCAGGATCTTTTGGTAGTCCTCTTCGGGCATTAACGTCAAAGCCAGCTGCTTTTGCTTGAGGTTAAACTCCCTCTCAACAGCCTCCTCACCCCTTGCGATCTTTGTGCTGTGAACCAACCTTAGGAGGCTATTGCGGTACTCCTCATCTGACTCACCCTCGCCCCTGAGCATCTGAGAATCTTCAACACCCATCTCAACAAGGGCACTTTTAACTTGGTCGATCTTCTGACCTTCAGCTTCAGCTTTAACAATCTTAAAGGTCTCCTCGTTTATCCTTAAGATGTTGTCATCTATGTTCCCGTCCTTATCCCTGAGTCCGTCAACAGAGAGACTATCGAGACCCATCTTCTTAATCAGATCATCCACGGAGCCGCCCGCCCTCACATAGGCGGCTTTAGCTGCTTCGGCCCTAGCTAAGTCAGATATGTCTTTCTGGTACGCCCTGCGGCTCTCCTCCTTCTCGTCCTCTCTTTGCCTCTCTTCCTCTCTAAGGCCCTTCTGGAACTCTCTCTCTTCGTCTCTTAGGCCCAATGCGTACTCACGACGCTCAGCCTCCCGCTCTTCCGCGTAACGCCGATCATCCATCCTTCGTGCCTCAGCCTTTGAATCGGCCAATGCACGCTGGGCGGCTGCACGCTCCTCAGCCATGAGCTGCTGTCGGAAGTTCTGGGTTTGCTGCCTCTGAGCGAGGAAACGGTTGAATGAATCCTCAATAGACTTCTGGGTTGCGCCCCCGTCACTTACAGGTGTGTTGATGTACCTTGGTGTAGCCATTTTAAATTACTCCTTAAGCGTAGTTACCAAACCCAAACCCGCCCCCTGTAGATGGAAGCTGAAAGCCTTGACCGCCCCCAAAGCCGCCTCTGCTTTGGTTGGCCGCTAATTGACGCTTCTGCATCTTCCTTTGGTTCTTCATAAAGGCATCTTGCATAGCTTGCTGCTGGGCGAACTGTGCGTCTTGCCCGTACATCGACCCCAGCCCACTGCTTATACCGCTTAGGGCTTGGCCAAACGTGTCGTTAACTGCGATCTGAGGGACGGGTACTTGAGGGGCCATGAATTGTCCGCCGCCCATCCTCGACCCTTGGAGGGCTCCCTGCCTAGCAGCCGCTAGATTGGTCATCGCATTCTCCACACCCATAAGGTCCTGAACTCGTTGGCCTAGGATTTGGTTCGGTAGGTTGATGTTCTGCAGCTGGAGCTGCTGGTTGGCCAGCCTAGCCTTATCCTTGTCTTGGGCAATAGACCTGTTCTCAGCCAAGGTCTGCATATCATCAGCCCTGCGATTGGCAATCTGGTTGAGGATATTCTGATTCTTCTCCCTCTCAGCTTGCTGGCTCATTACTTGGTTATCGAGGCCAGCCTGATTCCTGAGGGCAAGGGCATTCAACCTATCCCTCTCGTTCATTATCATTGTCCTGTACTCGGCATCCTTCATTAGCTGGTCCTCAGCTAAGTTTGCGCCTATCCCGGCAAGACGTGCCCGCTGTGCAGCGGCGTTCGCTCCTTGCCTTAGCGCAGCCCTTGTAGCTAACAGAGCTTGGCTTGAGCCACCGTAAGTTCTCCCCCTCCCAGCTTCTTGGGAAGCCCTAAGGGCTTCGTCTTCGATGCCAGCAACATTAGCCTCAGCCATATCCAGCCTGTTCTGCTGGATCTGATCCCTGACAGCCCTGTCCCTTACAGCTTGCAAAGCTAAATCTCTTGCGAGCGGAGAGTCTTGGTCTGCGGCAAGCTGAGCCCTAGCCGCCTGTATCCCAGCGTACTGCGAGGGGTCATACATTACCCCAGCCGCATCAGCAGCCTCCTGAGTAAACCCTTCACGGATTCCTTGAGACTGCCTAAGCAGGTCTTGGTCTTCGGCCATTGAGTCAAGCCTGTCCTGAAGAAGGCCTCCGCTGAAAATGGACTCAGCGACGGCCCTAGACCTGTCCTGAGCAGGGCGTGCTGCGGCAAACTCAGCCTCAATCTGATCCCTCTCAACCTGATCCTTCTCCACGAGCAGGTCCCTGATTTCGTCCTGAATAGCAAAGTACCTCGGGTCAACCTCCCCGCGAGAGTCCCTATCCTCGGGGTCAATCCTAGAGGCTTCTACGTTCAGTGCCTGAATGCGGGCCGCTATATCCCGTGCCTTTTGGCCGAGTCCACCTAGGTAGTTACTTATTTCTGTTGGAGATATTACGCTTTCGTAAAAAGTCCTCTGCCCTGTTGTGTACGGGTTGGACCTATTTTCCCTGTTAGCAAACAGGTTATCAGCAAACTGGCGGGCACCAGCAGCTTCGTTCGCTCGGTTCTGCTCAGCCTGAGCCTTTCGCTGGGCTCTCCCGCTAAGGACTGACCCACCTACTGTTCCTACAACTGCTGCTACTGGGTTTGGCATTACTTTTTACCTCCGTCTATTGCGTCGTCTTCTTGGCAGATCTGCCACTCAAGCCGACGAAACTCTGGTATATGTTTGTCAACCGCCTCCTTGCCCCCTATCAGGAAGGCAATAGTGCAGGCGGTCTCTGTATAAATATCAAATGCTTTGTACTTCGGTGCCCCTTGCTCGTTTGAGTATTCCCACGAGGATATAGCGTTAACGATTACAGGTATAAGGGATTCCTTGTATTTATTAAAGAATGGATTTAACGGAGCCTCCACAAGCAGGAAGTTAAAGGCCCTGTATGCTGTGCGTTTATCAACAGGGTCATCATCTTGTATGTGGTCCCAAGTCAGAACGGAGTCACACAACCCCCTCCAGAACTGTAGAGCATACACATTATCTTCGCAGATAACTTCCATACGGTCCTGTATTTCAATCTGACTTTCAGTGAGATTCATTTTACCAACTTAATAATACCGCACCGTCCTCGCCGTCTGTTGGGCAAACAGTGCCGCCGTTAGTGCCGTTGCCGTCACCGCCAGTGCCATACCCCGTGCCGTTTGACGAGCCGGGGTTCGAGTTGTAGTTGTTTCGGTTCTGATGTGGGCGCACTCCAGCCGTCCCGTTGGGTGATCCAGCCGTCCCCCCTGAACCGTCATTGTTATCACTTGTGCTGCCTATGCCGCCACCGCCGCCGCCAGCGGAATAAAGAACCGTGCTTCCTCTGGATATGGAGGAGCTTCCCCCGCTGCCGCCGCTTTTGTTTCCAGTGGAAGTATTGTAGTGGGTAGTTGAACACCTATTGTTCCCGTTAAATGTCCAACGTGCGTGTGTTCCGCCCTCACCTACAACAATAGAAAGGGTTTCATTGGGGGTCACAGAGATAGTTTGATTCTGGTAGTACCCACCAGAACCACCACTGCCACCTGCATGGCTATCCCCGCCACCATCAGCACCCCCACCGCCACCGCCAGCACCAACAATCGTGGCCGTTAGGCTGTAAACACCAGCAGGCACAACAAAGGAGCTTGTCCCGTTGCTCGTAAAGTTCTGACTACCGCTCTCATACAGGGCTGACTTCCATGTACCCCCGTCATTTATCAGCACATCAAGGCAGGTTTTCCATGTGCCGCCGTCATTGACGTACACTTCTTGCGCTTGTTTCCAAGTGCCGTTGTCATTTAAGTTAAGCCCCATTAAGAAACCTTGTACCAAATGTCACCGTCAGCCCCGCCAGAGGGACTGGCAGTGCTAACTGTCCTAGTCCCGAACCCATTAGCACCAGTGCCTTGAGATATTTGCCCCGCAGCCACTGCAATACCTGTGCCAGCGGTTAATATCGTGGCATCAGTATATGCAGTTGTCGCAATTTTGGTTGAGTTGTCGCCAGCAGACTGAGTGGTAGCGGTCACGCCGTCCGCGATGGAAGAGTTGGCCAAGTCAGCACCACTTGAGATTATTGCGGCACCGTCAGTTGCGAGCACATTTCCTGTGACGTTTCCTGTAGAGTTGCCTGTAACACTTCCGGTGAATGATGCGTCGGTGCCATCAGTGCCACTGTCCAAGACCGATGTCCCGTTGGTGGCCTTAACGTCGCCTGTTAGGTCCCCGGTGACTCCAGCAGTTGCAGTCACAACCCCCGTAAAAGCACTGGTAGTGGCCACTGAAAGAGTTCCCCCAACCGAGAGGTTGGCTGACATGGTGGCGTTTCCGCTAGTATCAAGCGTAACAGCCGTGGCGGTGGCGTTGTCATCAATACCTGTGGACGCAAAGTTAGAGATAGTTCCGCCATCAATAGAGTCCCCCGAGATGACGTTAGCACTGAAGGCGTTGGTGCCATCTAGGATCTGAGTCTCTACATCAGTGGAATACTGCTTGAGGTTGGACAGGTTGTTGTCCATCTCTTGCGCTGTAAGCGGTGCGGTCTTTACCAGCCTGAGTGTTAGTGTTGGGGCTGTAGCTGCCATATCTTCAATTTAGTGGATTTAGGTTTCTTGGTCTAATACAAAATAATCTTGCCCTGAACAGCTGAGGCATGTGTCACCTTGATCGTATTGATGTCCACATGCTCCACTGACATCACCCCAGAAGAGGGGGCTATAATCGCACCGTTTGCGTCCAGAACCTGAACTAGCGGGTTTCTTCCGAGCCCATGCGTATGGTTCCACACAATAGCGGAATCAAAGTCTTTTACGGATGATTCCTGACCTTGTTGCAGCTCATCCCTCTGCCTGTTAAGCACAAGCCTCACTTCCTCCCACCACTCGAAGTACTCCTCCTGATTAGCTGGGAACTCAGGTATGTCGCCTGAGGCGTTGATCGTGGTGCTGCCTACTTTTTGAGTGTACTTAGACACTAATCATCCCTCCTGATCGCGGACCTAGAACCAACCTTCGACACCTCATAGGTCCTGCTTGCCAGCCTGACAGGGTTATCTTTGCCGCTCACAGTGATCTCGTCCCTGAAGTTATGAGCCCTAGCGAACAGTGCTATGCTGTTCTCTTCTGGTTCGTCCACAGATACAGGCCCGACGCTAAGACTTTCCTGAGTGGCCTGAGTGTTTGCAGAGAATATGCTGACGCTAATCCCTAGATTGGTCAGCCCCTCCTGCTTGCTGGACAGGTTTGGCAGGTAAGACCTGATATCCTTCTCGTTGAACTGGTCTCCGAAATCCCCAAGACCAGAGGATAATACACTGGAATAAGGTGTCTTAGTCGCGGTGTCGGTCTTGCTTTTCCTCCTGTAGAATATTTCGTCCTTGTTAGACCACCAGCTCAGGGGTTTATCCACCTTGCCGTAGGTTAAAAGAACGCCGTCAGAAGTCCCCATAACGAACCAATCCTCTGTTTCTACGGGCTGGATGTTAATTGTCGGTCTTTTAACCGAGGCAGCTGCAGTCACATCTATGCTGGTCGTTGACACTGTTTGATACCTAGTGTCCAAGCAGATAGCTTTGTCATCAGTTGATGACGGGAACATAAACCACACCTCAGAAGTGTTGGTGTTGAATGATGAGAATATCTTGTCAGAGTTCCCTATGTTTACATCAGGGCTGTCAAAGAATATGTCGCTACATAGGTCCATTACCGCCAGCTCTTTTGGTTGCCTGTTCTGGAGGTCGAACCTGTAGAACCCATTCCTTCCGGCATACACATGGTACTTACCGTCCACGTTTACCAAGGTGTTCTTGTAGTACATGCCCTTGCCCTCAGAGGAGCCAATCCTAGCAAACGAGAACGGGCTCGTTGGAACCCCAGTGTACCTAGCCAAAAAGTTGCTGGTATCCTTGTATATAACCAGCTGCCCCATAAGCTCACCCATCTTCACAATACCAGAGGCGTCGTCCTGAAGATCATCGAACCCGGTAATCGAGCCCACTGCAGACTGCTTTTGGAGTATAGCCGAAGAGGTGGCGGTAGAGGCCGCATCGGAAAGCACGACTGTTGTTCCGCTTATAGAAGATATAGTTGTGTATAGGTTGCCACCAGCCACTGCAGCACCAAGAACAACAACCTCGTCACCAGCCACAAAGGACTCGGACGGGAAGTCCAAGGTTAATGTTGTGGAGCTGCTTGTTGTTGTGCCGCTGACCGGAACCCCAAACTCGGTGGGCTTGTCCAGCACAGACCACAGGAGCCTATACTGGTACTTGTCCGTAGCAAGCCCCTCACTATACATACCGTAAGGTGTGGACCCGTTCATCCAAGCTGTGTGGGAGGCAGTAGGGATCTCCCTAATATCACCCAGCATAAGTATATTATTGAAGGCTGCGATGGTTCCAACTGAGGCGATGCTCAGATCCCTCAACTCGTGCATAGGGGTGACGGATGTCTGACCCACTCTCCAGTGAACGGGGAGGTCTACTCCGTTATTGAATATAGTGTATCCGCTTACATTAACAGCCTCCCACCTCCTGCCGGAAGATGAGAACCCGCTCCCTATCTGCTTCCACTCAACATCTCCGAAGTACGGCTCAGTGCCACCGACCACGTTAACAACATCGAAGTAGGGATTGTTGGCACTGTTCGGGTCAGAAACGTAGTCCCCCTCAAGGGCGTTGTACAGATACAGAGCTGTCTTAGTTCCAACAACAACCTGAGTCTTACCTGTGGTGGACCTAGAAAGGTGCACCAAGGTTATTTCGTCAGTTGACGAAACCCCAGCAGGGAATGGCTGAGTGCCCACTGAGAGGGACCCTAGGTCCCCAAAGTAGTCGTAGCCTTCACGCCTCATCTCGTAGTCCGAGTCCCTTCGGAAGTCCCTCTTAACCTTGTAGTTAGAAAGGCCTGCCTCTGAGGCGGAGACCCTCGACATAAGCCTCCCTCCGTCAGTTGGTGAAACAGATATGCTGGTAAACCTCTTTGCCATTATTCTCCCCCAAATAATTTACTTAAAGCAGCGGCTCCACCCGCTGATCCAGCACCCACTGCACCTAGCAGCCAGTACCTAAACTTCTCTAACGTCTCTATCCTAGCCTCTTGTTTTGCAAGGTTTGCTTGTATCTCTAAGAGCCTTTCGGAGTTTACCTTTTGCTGTGCCTCCATTCTGGCGAGCACTGCACTTAATGAGTTAGGATCAAACGTGGACATGTTTATTCACTTTCTTGAGGCGGGGACTCGCCTCCTAAGGATAGCTCCTTTACTAGGGTATCCTTAGCAGCGTCCACCGCCTGATGGTCTGAGTAACTGAGGCGGGCCTGATGAGCAGCCTCAACGAGTATTAGTAATGCTTGTTCGGGGGTCATGTTGTTTACTTAAGTAGGTCTTTGTCTGCTTTTCTTGCGCCACCTTTACCAGTGGCAAAAGACTTCACCCTGCCAGCAGCCCATTGCTGCGGTGTCATTCCGGGCCTTGAGCCCGAGCTGTAGTAAGCCCCCATCCCACGCTTGTACACCTTCTCTAGGATGGACTTAGATATCCCAGAACTCTTAGCGTACTTGTTGATTACTGCTGCCTTAGACACGGTTCTTGCTCCTTTTCTTTGAGATCTTATCCATCATCTCCTTAGTTAGCTTACCCTTCTTATACAGGGCTGCTGTGCGCTTTATCTCTTCTTCCTGCTCCTTCTTGTTCCTTGCGCCCTTAACATACTTTACCGGGACTCCGCCCTTGGTCTTAGGAACTGACTTAAACCTTCTCATCCCTTTTTCCATTTCTTTGAGGGTGATGCCGTCTTTGACGGGCTCCATTTAACCTTGTCAGCCCAGTAGGCTGCGCTGCAGGTCCCCTTCTTGATGTTCTTCCTGTGTCTGCTTTTAAAAGCCTCACGCTGGCCAGCCGTCTGGTTGGTCTTCACCCCTTGCTGTCCAAACCTAATCAGCTTGTGCTTGTCCCCGCATTTGGCTAGTACCATGTGGGACTTCTTAGGGTGGTTAGGAGTCCTCTTAGGCTTGTTAACACCAGATAAGCCGTGCTTGCTTAGCAGCTTTTTAACATACTCAGAAGCCATAGTCAGTATTTCCCTCCCTTTTTGCCTTTCTTGCCCTTCTTTTTACTCATCA